CGGGTCAGACGAAGACACACTAATAAGCACACTAATAAACGCCGCGACGAAAAGACTTGAAGCTGAAACCGATTGTAAATTTGTCACCCAAACGTGGGACGTTTACTATGATTGCTTCCCTTCTTCACCCACAAAAAGCAAAGATGATTGGTGGGACGGTTCACGTGACGGGGCTATCTCACAACTTTACGCGCCGGTGAATCACATTGATTTACCTTTCGGGCCTTGTCAGTCAATCACAACTTTTAAAACTTTCGACGATAGCAATACAGAATATTTATTTACAGACTTCCATTTAGACGCCATTTCTAGAACACCAAGAATTGCGCTGAAGCAATCGGGCGTGTGGCCTACAACAGTGCTTCGATCTGTGAACGGCATTGGCATTCGTGGCGTCTTTGGCTTCGGCACAGGCGACAATAATGCGGGCACAAATGGTTCAACACCTGACGACATTCGTGAAGCAATAAAACAAATGGTGGGAATCATGTACGAACACCGTGGTGACGAAATGCCAAAGATTCCCACAACGGTGTCAATGCTTATTGAACCTTATAGAAGGATAAAAATTTAATGGGCGTGAAGCAAACAAGAATCGGGGACCTACGTCACCGAATCACATTTCAAACCCTTGCACTTGCTTCAGACGGGCAAGGTGGTCAAACTGAAACGTGGACGAACCTTGTCACTGTGTGGGCCTACGTTCGTCCAATGTCAGCCAATGAAAGACTGTTTGCACAAAAGATCGAACCACTCATTTCACACGAAGTTATCATTCGACACCGCACAGACATTACAAGTGAAATGCGTTTTATTTACGACTCAAGAACGTTTCAAGTGAAGGCACCATTTCGACCTGACGAAAGAAAGTTCTATCTGAAGTTTTTAGCAATGGAGACTACAGGCACATGAGCGCATTTAAACTATCGGGCAAAATTACAGGACTTGACCGGCTAAATAAAAAGCTAGACCTTTTTAAAAAAGAAGTTCTTGCCAATCAAGTCACCGCCATGCAAGACGCCACGTTCATGCTTCACAGTGCGGCTGTAAATTTGATTCAAGACAACGCAGACGGTAGACCCGAAAAGCGTTACAACCCGAAGCGCGTTGTGAATGTGTCACGTCCCGGTGAAGCACCGAACACAGACACAGGTCGTTTAGTTCAGTCAATCAAATTTGATTTTAAAGACGGGGGCTTGCGCGGGCGCGTGGGCACCAATTTAAAATACGGCGCGGCTTTAGAATTTGGCACAAGTAAAATGGACGCAAGGCCATGGCTTTCAACGGCTGTTCTATTGGTGTCAAAAGAAGTTGCTAAAATTTTTGCAGCCGCGTTTAAAAAATCAACTAAAGAAGTGAGTGAATAAATGGCTTGGATGTTTCACACCTACCCCAAAGAAGGAAGCTACGACGCGCATTATTGCAACGGCATTCCTTTTTCGCAACAGCTTGGGACGTTTTCAAACAACGTCACAGCCGGTGCATTGTTTGGTAGAACATGGACCATAGGCAATTCAGGTGGGACGTCAGGTTATATTTCTTACCCCGGCAATTACAACTTACCTACTTCGAGAGCGCGAACTTACCACATACGTGTGAAACCCGTTTACACCGGCAATCCTTTTGGTACTTCGTTTGGTCTTTTCGGTGTTACAGGCATTTATCAAGGCACAGGTAATATAAATCATTGTGTGGGTTTGTCGCACGGTTTAGACGGCACTTTAAGACTTTGGATTGGTAGTGGTTTGCCGGGCTTCGGCGCGGTTGTGAACAACGTAGTAATGGGTTCATGGTCTCCTACTGCAAACGTGTCCTATGACATTGCTTTAGTTTGGGACGGCACTACAACTGCAAACGCTGTGAAAGTATTTATTAACGGTGTTCAAAATGGTCAAACAACAGCTTCACAAGCATGGCCCGAACCCATGTCCACATTATTTCATGGGTCTATTATTTTAGGTCAGGCAATCATAACAACCGGCACAGGTTATTTAGTCGAAGAATTTGCAATCAATGACGCCGCACTAACTGACCTTTCAGCGTTTACCGGCGCTTCACGAACTACAAACATTATTAACTTACCATTCAATCAAGGTATTACATTCCCGGCTGTTGCGAAGGTAAAAAACGACACGTCTTGGAATGAATACGGCACCACGCGCACGGGCACGCGCACAGACCCTACAGCCGCACAAGTTAAAAACGGTGTGCAGTATGGTGCCGGTGGTAATGAGTTCACGGGCACGGTCACACTACCCGCAGCCGCCGAAGTCGAAGCGGGCGTGCAGTATGGTGCCGGTGGTAACGAGTTCACGGGGTCACTTGAAACCGGGGCTGTTGACCCCGGCGTTGACAATGTTTTAGAAGGCGTTGACTACGAAATTGACGGCGTCCCATTGACCGGGACCTATGGCACAGTCACCGAAGCACAAGTGCAAGACGGTGTAGAATTTGGGCCGAATGATTCTTTGACCGGGTCCTTCGGGCGTCACATACCACAGACAAACCAATACTTCGCACCACTTGAAGTGCAAGCTGAAATTTTTGCGGTGTTAAATGCAGACGCAGAATTGACCACACTACTTGGTGCGAATAAAGTTTTCGACTTTGTGCCCGACAAGAAAGCCTTCCCGTATGTCACAATAAACGCGCTTCCATTTACCGAACGCGACAACGCGACCTATGACGGGCTAGAATGTGAATTTCAAATAAATGTTTGGTATCAACCGGGTAAAACGGGTCAAACGTCTAGGGGCAATAAGCCGGTCCAGTTGATTCAAAAACGCATTGACGAATTGCTTCAGCTTAGAAGTCTGTGCGTGAACGGTTGGAACGTGCTACAATTGCGAAGGACGTTTATTGACATCCTAGTAGAATCGGATAACGTTACAAGATAAGGCATTCAACGTTTTAAATTATTTTTAGGTTCAAAAGACTAAACAATTAAGGGGGCAACATGGGTTCATGCAACACAACACAAAACGAACAAAGCGGTAAAGACTTTCTATTGAAGGTCTGTAAAGCGCCGGTCACAGACGCGACCATTGCAATCGGGACGGCTGACGACCCGAACCACATTTTGAAAGCTGCGCACGGCTTAGAAGTTGGTGACTTGGTTCAGTTCACCACAATACCCGGTTCAGTTTCAGAAATTAACACGACAACACTTTACTTTGTGAAAGCTGTGCCTAGCACGGGCGCGTTCACAATTTCAGCCACAATCGGCGGCGCTGAAATTACTTTCACTGACACCGTTGCAAGTGGTCTTGTTTACGAAGCGTTCAGCACAGTAGGCGGTTTGCGTTCAGCCGGTATTGCCTACGCGTCTGAAGGAATCGAAACCACAAACTACGGGTCGAACCAATGGCGTTCAATGAAAGACGGCGCGGGCATTAAGTCAGCTTCAGTCACAGGTGAAGGTGTTATTACAAACACCGCAAACTTCACAATCCTACGCACGCAGTTCATTGCAAACGCTTTGACTTGCATGGCGTTCATTAACGTTACAACAGGTGAAGTTGAATACGGGTGCTTCAAAATCACAGCTATCGAAAAGACGGCTGAATATTCAGGTGAAGCAACTTATTCAATGTTAGCCGAATCAAGTGGTGCAGTTAATTACATTGCAGCCGCGTAATAAGTAGGGGCCAAAATGAACAGTGCTAGAAATGAAATGATTGTCAAACTTACGGGCGAAGAAATTTTACTTCGCCCAACCTTTGAAAACATTGCAGCCATGGAAGCAAACGTTGGTGGTGTTAGCTATCTAGGTTGGAAGTATTCAAGGGGCATTCGCACAAACGCAAGTGGTGAAGTTGATACCACTTCGCTTGTGTCTGACATGGCAATCAAGTCATTACCGTCAATGTCTGAAGTCGCACAAATTATTTACTATAACCAAGCGGCTTCAAAACCTGACGACCCTACACAGCGTAAATATTCCCTTGAAGAAATTTGGGATAAAATGCTGAAGAACGGGGCCGGGGGCATTACACGCACCATTACTATTTACCTTGCACGTCTTACAGCCGGGGACCGACTAAGCGTTGTCGATGACCTTACAGACGCAGAAAAAAAAAGCTCTGTGACCGACCCGAACCAAGCCGTGACGACCACATAGAATGGGGTAAACTTTTAGTTTTTAGCAAGGTTCAATTTGGAATAAACCCAAGTGAATTTTGGAAGCTGACGTTTGCAGAATTTTGGCCCTTATACAATACGACCATGGGCAAGACTGAAAAACCAATGCGAAGAAAAGACGTAGAAAAACTAGAAGAACGGTGGAAGCATGGCAACTTTAGAAGAACTGGTAGTTAGTTTAGTCGCTGAAACAAGCGGGCTTCGTGCCGAACTTGACAAAGCGACTAAAGCCACAGTCGGTGCGACTGAAAAAATGGACAAAGCCATTTCGGAGTTTTCTAAAAACTCGTCCGACAACGTTGGTGTGTTTCAAACCGCCATGGGCACAGCCATTGGGTTTTTAGGAAGTCAGGCGGTTTTAGGTGCCTTCGGTGCGCTAAAAGACGCCGCCGGTTTTTTGTTTCAAGAACTTATTGTCAACGGTGTTGCAGCTTCAAGTGCGACTGAAACCGCAATCAATAAAATGAACCAAGCCCTTGCGCTTTCAGGTCAGTATTCTAAAGCTGCGTCTGACCAAATGATAAACCTTGCAAGTAGCCTTCAAGAAACAACACAGTTTGGTGATGATGCCGTATTGTCTGCAAGCGCGTTGATTCAGACCATTGGGCGTTTAGGTGCAAACGAACTACCGGGTGCGACACAAGCGGCGGTTGACCTTGCGGCGGCGTTGTCGATTGATTTAGATTCAGCCGCGAAGTTAGTAGGTAAAGCTGCGGCGGGTAACGTGGACGCCTTTAGTCGCTACGGTATTGTCATTGAAAAAGGCACAACCGTCACTGAAACTTTTGCTAACGCCATGAGTACGCTTTCACGCTTCCAAGGCACAGCCGCGCAACAGGCAAAAACCTTTTCAGGTATTACGACAATTTT